AGACCCGAAAAGGGAAAAGATTATCAGTTTTTAGACAAGAATATTGAAGAGATGTTCACTATAGGTGGTACAGACGTATTTGTACACAAGTATCTAGGCCCTAAAAATCCAGCTGAAGGAGAAGCTACAGCAGGTACTCCTACATACGATGCTGTCAAAGAAACCAACATTCAAGATATGATTTTCCTAGAAAATAGAGATAGGAAATATGATCCAAATGTTTATACAATTAGAGGCATCTATAATGTTGCTGATATAGACTTTGACTTATCCCAATTTGGATTATTTTTATCCCAAGATATCGTGTTTATGACAGTTCCTATAAATTATACTGTAAAAGCACTAGGTAGAAAAATAATGTCAGGAGATGTGATAGAGCTTCCACACTTGAAGGATCCACACGCATTAAATGATTTTGATCTAGCATTAAAAAGATTCTATGTAGTCGAAGATGTAAACAGAGCCAGCGAAGGATTTACACAAACTTGGTATCCACATCTTTATAGATTAAAATTAAAACAGATTGTTGATTCACAGGAATACAAAGACATACTTGATGCGAAAGCAGAAGAAGGCAGTGACAAAACATTAAGAGATTTGCTGTCAACCTACAATACAGAAAAAGAAATTAATGATGCTGTTGTAAAACAAGCAGAAGCAGATTCAGGAAAATCAGGTTACGAAACAAGTCATTTATATACTCTACAAGTAGATGAAAGAGGCGTTACAGAACTTGTCACAACAGATACAAGCACATTAGATGCCAGCACACAAAATGAATTAGCAGACAGGATACATCAAACACCAGAAAGGGAAGGGTACGAAGGTTATCTCATAGGAGATGGTATAGCACCAAACGGAGAAGCATTTGGTAGCGGAATAGGTTTTCCAACTGGTAGTGTTACTGGAGATTACTTTTTACGGACAGATTTATTTCCTAACAGATTATTTAGATATGACGGGCAAAGGTGGGTCAAAATGGAAGACAATATTAGAGTTAACCTAAGCAATACTGATTCTAAACAAACACAAAGAACATCGTTTGTTAATAACACAGCTACTTCTAGCATAGGCGGCGAAACTGTAAAAGAAAGACAGAGCCTAGCAGATGCTTTAAAAGCCAAACCGGATAACGAATAATGCAACATTTTTATGATGGACAAATTAGAAGATATATTACTCAGCTTATAAGACTGTTTAGTAATTTTAAGTACAAAGACGGCGAAGGCAGAGAAGTACAAGTGCCTGTGATGTATGGGGATATGACACGCCAGGTTGCTAATATTATAAGAGATAACAGTGAAAATAAAATACCTTCTGCTCCTAGAATGGCAGTCTACATTACTTCATTAGAACAGGATAGAACTAGAACAGCAGATTCTAGTTATGTTAGTAAGGTCCATATAAGAGAAAGAGCTTATGACGATACTAACAAAGAATATCTCAACACACAAGGAAAAAATTACACAGTAGAACGTATTATGCCTTCTCCGTATACGTTAGCAGTAAATGTAGATATTTGGTCTACCAATACAGAAATGAAATTACAAATATTAGAACAACTATTAATGTTGTTTAATCCTAGTTTAGAAATACAGACTACTGATAACTATGTGGACTGGAGTAGTTTGACAGTAGTAGAATTAGTTAGTTTAAATTTTAGCAGTAGAAGTATACCACAAGGTACTGAAACAGAAATAGATATTGCCACTTTAGGTTTTTCAACTCCGATTTATATAAATCTACCTGCCAAAGTTAAAAAACTAGGTGTAATAACAAATGTAATTATGAGTATTTTTGATGAATCTAGAGGAACAATAAACCTTGGCACATCAATGCCTGAACTTTCAGCTTATTCAGATACAGAAAACAATCAAGCAAAAACAGATTTACAAACAGGCAGAACAACCAAATCTGGTATTGATGTTTCAACTAACAATTATAAAGATTATGACATACTTGTAATGGGTAATACAGCACAAATAGTTGATAGAGGTAGAGTAGGAAGTATAGCATGGGATCAAGTAATAGATCCACATCCTGGAGTGTATAGAGCAGGACTATCCCAATTACAAATTAAAAGAAAATTATTGGCTGGAGAAAGTGGCACAATAAGCATCAATGGTGGTATAACAATTAATGAACTTGACAGGACAAAGTTACAAATAGTATGGGACGAAGATACAATTCCTACTAATTCTAGTTTAAGTAGTCCGAGTGGTAGAAATAATACAGGTAGTGTAGATTATATTATAGATCCGCAGAAATATAATCCTAACTCAACAACAAAGGTAGCAGGTTTAAGACTATTGCTATTAGGTAAAATAAATGATAGTGCTAATGTAGGAGGACTAATGACCTTTGGCCAAGATCCAAGTGATGGTAGCAGTAGAGATCCTTATGATGGTCCAGATGCTTGGAAAAATGCTGATGGTAGTGACTTCGTGGCAGGTCAAAATGATGTAGTTGAATGGGATGGTTCTAAATGGCATATAGTATTTGATGCTAGTACAGATGATGGAACTACAACCAAATACATTACAAACCTAAATACAGGCGTACAATATAGGTGGACTGGTACAGAATGGATACTCAGCTGGGAGGGTGAGTATCAAAAAGGTACTTGGCGCCTAGCACTTTAAGATAATTATTTACATGAATAGTGAAATCACATGTAGTGGAGCCTTATTCTATGCTTTAAAGACCAAAAGGTTTCTACTGCTACATAGGACACAAAGTAAACAAAAAAACGTATGGGGATTGGTAGGCGGAACCAACGGAAAGAATGAGTATCCGTGGCCTGCTTTACAAAGAGAAATAACTGAAGAAATTGGACAGATACCAGATATCTTAAAAACTATACCTTTAGAAACATTTGTAAGTAGCGATGAAAAATTTAGTTTTCATACCTATTTGTGTGTAACGACAAATGAATTTATTCCTAGTCTTAACGATGAACACGATGGTTATAGTTGGGTAAGTTTTGGAAAATGGCCAAAACCATTACACATGGGTTTACGTAATACATTACAAAATAAAACAAATCAAACAAAATTAAAAACTGTATTTGACCTGATAGGATATTTAGAAAATGAAAAAAATTAAAAGCATTACCATAGTTGGTGGTGGATCAGCGGCATGGCTAGCCGCAACTTACATTCAAAATAATTTCTGGGACATTCCATTAACGGTAATTGATAAAGAAGTTGGAAATCCAATTGGTGTAGGCGAAGCAACTGTTTTAACTTTTCCAGCATTTTTGAGACAATGTGGAATTAACCTGCCTCAATGGTTTCAAAATGTAGATGGTACATACAAAGCAGGTATTGACTTTCCGAACTGGGTAGAACCTGGCCGAAAAATTTATCATCCTTTCTTTTTAAATAAATCCTACTTTGATTTAAAATGTACACAATATGATATATGGGCACAAAATCAAAAATTAGATTTTAGACATCACAGTATTCCAAGTTATCAAAATACCATGATGAACAAGGTTGACATGTTTAATGCTTTTGAAACTCTAGCATATCATATTGATGCTGGTAAACTAGTGACAGAATTACAAAATATTTGTGCTAATACAGTCAACGTAATCAAAAGCGATGTTGTTAAGGTTAATAAAGACATAGATGGCTATATAACCAGCCTTGAACTGAAAAACGGTGTAACACACACATCAGACTTTTATCTGGACTGTACGGGCTTCTTATCGCTTTTAAAAGACCGAAAAAAGGTCGAATTACTGGATACAGGTAGATTGTTTACCAATGCCGCAGTAGCCGGACATGTTCCTTATGAGGACGTTGATAAAGAACGTGTGCCGTATGTAAGTTGTCCTGCTGTGGATCATGGTTGGATATGGAAAATACCCACACAATCAAGGATTGGTTCTGGTATGGTATTTAACAGCAATATAACTGATCCAGAAGAAGCTAAAAAGTATTTCTGTGAACATTGGAACAACAGAATTAAACCAGAGAACTTGAAACTTATTGATTGGACACCTTACTATAGCGAAAACTTTTGGGAAAAGAATGTTGTATCAATCGGCCTAAGTGGTGGATTTATTGAACCTTTAGAATCTACAGGACTTGCTAGTATGACTTATGGAGTACAGGAACTTGCGTTACACATTCCGCAATATGCTTATACTGAAGCAAGTATAGACATGTATAACAAAACAATGATGGCTTGGTATTCAGATGCTGTTGATTTTGTAGGAAGTCACTATGCTGATAGCAAGTGGGACACAAAATTTTGGAACTATGTTAAGGAAAGTCATGTTAAATCTCCAAGACACTTGTTTTATGAAGATTGGCTGAAAGATCCAGAAAGAACTTTTTATTCAGATGTTTCTAGTAAAACATTATTTCATCCACAGAACTGGCAACTGTGGTTAATACAAATGGGATATCCTGTAAACGTTGACCTAAACAGATTAAGTCCTATGCAGACTGACTTTGCTATGACGGAATTTTTGAAGTCAGAAGAAATTAGAAACAGGGTAAGCATATCACACAAAGACGCTATTGAAACAACCAATATGGGTTATGATTGGTTTGAACGATGCCATAGCACAGGAGGTTTTTAATGAAAATAGTCATAGTAGGAGGAGGAACTGCTGGCTGGTTAGCGGCATTAATGATTTCTAAGATACGACCAGAGCATTCAGTAACCTGTATTGAAAGCAGTAAGATAGGAATTATAGGAGCAGGAGAAGGTAGCACTGGTTCATTAACAAACATAGTTCAAAACGAAATGCATAATCTAGGTTGTGTTGAAGAAGATTTTATACGTGAATGTGACGCTACAATAAAATTAGGAATAAAACATATAGGTTGGAATCCTGATACAGTAAGTCATTATTATGGTCCTATTGACGGATCTCCTACCAGTTACGATTCACAAGATTTAGTTTTTTTAAACGCTTTAGGATATAGAGATAAGGAACTATTACACATTAGTACTGAACTAGGATATAAAATACATCATAATAAAAATAGTTTTCCCGATCATAACGGCAATCACGCATACCATTTTGACGCACATAAAGTCGGCAAATATTTCAAAAAACTTTGTGATACTGTTACACATATAGATTCAGAAGTAAACGAAGTAGTATTACACCCTGAAACTGGTTACATCAAAGAACTAAAGCTGAGCAATGGTAAAACACAAGCAGGTGATATGTTTATTGATGCTAGTGGATTTGCTCAAATATTAATGAAAGCAGTAGGCAGTAAATGGAAAAGTTATAAAGAAAATTTGCCTGTCAATAGTGCTTTACCTTTTTTACTACCATATGAAGAAGATGAAAAAATTGAACCTGTAACAAATGCTTGGGCACAAAAGAACGGATGGTGTTGGCAAATTCCTACTCTGAATAGAAGAGGTTGTGGTTACGTGTTTTGTGATGATTTTGTTACACCCGAACAAGCACAGTTAGAACTAGAACAGACTATAGGTAAAAAAGTAGAACCTATACGATTATTGAAATTTGAAAGTGGTAGACAAGAAACATTATGGATTAAAAACTGTTTGTCAGTTGGATTATGTGCGGCCTTTGCGGAGCCTTTAGAAGCTACAAGCATTCATACAACAATTTTTCAATTGAAGCATTTTGTTTACGGCTGTTTAGGTAATAGTATCGATCAGACATGTAACGTGGCTCAAGTAGCTGAATATAACAACACCAATGGACATCTATACGATATATTAAAAGACTTTTTAGTTGCCCACTATACATGTGGTAGGAAAGACACAGAATTCTGGCAATACATTGACAGTGGTAAAACTATGACAAGTTTTGTTAAGGATATGCATGAAGTGGCTAAACACAGAGTACCTAATCAATCAATGTTTCCAAGACAAGAAGGATCAGCAGGATGGCCATTATGGAGTTATGTGTTAGCTGGTACAGGAAAGTTGTCTGATGAAGTATGTAGAAAAGAATTATTTTACAACAACGATACATTACTATCAGATAAGGCATACGTTACACATGTGAGAGAATTTGATTCTAAAACCACATACTTGCCTGATAACACACAGTTCATTAGGAATCATCAGTGATAATAGTTTACGGAGATATCATGCTCGACCGATGGATAGTCGGTAACGCAGATAGAATAAGTCCAGAAGCTCCGGTGCCAGTTTTACTAGAAGAATCACAACATTTCAGCATAGGCGGAGCAGGTAATTTGGCTCTTAACATCCAATCTATCAATGGACAGGTAAAGCTATTTGGTAGTGTTGGTCAAGATAAAGAAGGATTTAAACTTCTTGAAATGATAGGTGATACAGAATTAGAAGCTAGAGTAGTAAAAGATCATTTGGTCACAACCACAAAAACTAGATTAGTTGGACAAAACGGCCAACACATAGTACGTTGGGATAATGAACAAATTTATAAAGGCACAGAAGCATATCA